TTCATAGCCCCAGCAGCAACTGGAGTTTCAACCCCAGTAATAACTTTATCAGCTATACTAGCTTTACCTTTCTTTATTTTTTTCTTTCTTGCATCTCTACTCATAGCCCACTTTGCAGCAACTTGAGTTGCTTTATCTTCAGCACCTGTTTTAAAATCATCCATTTTTGATGATCTACCAAATGTTTTTTTGATTCTTCTTCCTATTGAATCTTTTACCCAGTCAGCGCTTTTTTCATTTCTTTTTTTAATGATTTTTTTATCCCATTGTTTTCTTTTTTTCTCAAACTTATCCTTTAAAGTTTCATTACCCCATTCTTCAAGAACTTGTTTATAATAACCATTATTTTGATGAAGCTCCATTACAGGTGCTGCAGAACTCAATCCTAGATCAGCAATAGAATCCATCTCAAATATAATGGTATCTATATCTTCAGAATCATAACCTTCCTCAATAAAATAGTTATAAGACATAACCATATCTCTTTTAAAACATTCCCAAACTACTGATTCAGATTCATCATCAAATTTATTTTCAGGCATTTCCCCTAATGTAATAAGATGCATAACTTCATAATCAGATGCTTCATTTTGAATATAATTTACTAATTCAACTGCTTCTTCTATCCCAGACTCATAAATAGCTTCTGTTACACTATTTCTAGCAAGCTTAAGAAATAACAGTGATTCAATTATTGGATGTAACATAATATATTTCTCCTTATTTATTTTATTTTAAAGCAGTTTGATATTCATTGCGAATTTCATTCCAACCATCAACAATATTAGGATTAAATGTCTTTTCAATTTTTTCTTTAACCCAATCTTCATGCCATACATAATCAACATTAAATTCGATCTCAACATCTAATTTTCCAATACTCTCAACATCACTAGCAAATAAATCTGCTGGGTCTTTTGTTGGAAAAACACCATCATAACAAGCAAAATACTCAATAGTTTTTCCATCAGGAGCTGTTGTCCAATAATATAGAACTGCTGAATAATTTGTTTTTGTATAATTATAATCACTATCTGCGCCATATTCATCAGATAAATTAGAAACACCTGTTCTATAATCACGCATCATTTTAACCCAATTATGCATAATACTTGATACTGGAGTACCTTGCATTTCAGTAAATTTTATAGAAATTGAATTACCATAATCCAAACTACCAGGTACAGCCCATTTAACTCCACCAAGTCCTGTAAATTCAATTTTATTTAGTGTTCCGCCTGGAGGCGTTACACCTGTACAAGTCGCTGCTAAAATTAATGGAATTTCACTTTCTTGTAATAACTGGCCAGTATTTGGTTCATTACCCATATCAATTTGAGGTACTTTATCAAACCAAATATGATGATATCCAGTTACATATGGATCAGCTACACCAGTTGAATGACCACCCCATCTTCTTGATAATACATTATTTTGAACATTTGTAAAAGCATGTTTTAAACTCATATTTTATTCCTCCACAATTATATTTTTTCTAATATTAAAGTCCCTTATATACCCAAGATTTTCAATTTTTTAATCATTCTTTAATATTAATAATATAATCTCGATATATATTTTCTTTATAATTTGTTCTAAATAAAATACTAACTAGTTTAATAGGTAACAAACTAAATACTCTCTATATGTTAAATAGAAAGTATTTAGTTTATTTTACTTACTTTGATTTATCATTTGAAATTGAAAGTGCTCTAAAATCTTTTAGTTTAGCGCCAAGACTCATACTAAGTTTTCTAGCTTTTAATGCTTTTGTTTTGCTTCCACGCCCATCTTTTCCGCCTTCTGCTAGTTCAATAAATGCATCAAATGCTTCCTTCAATGTTTCTACTGATTCATCATATTCTACTAAACTCATAACAACCTCCTAAATTAATATTATTATCTATTACTAATAGATTTAATATATGTTCTTATACAAATACTATATCAGATGTTATTAGTTAATTCCAATTTAGTTTTATAAGGTATATATATTAATTAGCAGAAGGTGGATTATTATTTTATTAATTTATAAATAGGAGTAGAAATGGATTCAAGAAAAAGAGCTGAATTAGATTTTCTCTTTAAACATGCAATGGATGCTAAAAAAGATTCAACTATTATTAAAAAAGATCTAAATAATGATGTTGTAATTAACAATGGTCAACAAAAGGTGATAAGAAGAAGAAAAAAACAAAAAAAAGAGAAAATTGTGAAAAGTTATAATTTGTTAAAAGATGCTATTTCTCATGATTTAGCAACTGGAAAGAACATTAAAATAGGTTCATCAGTTACAGGAACTATAAGAAATTTAATAATATTAATACTATTAAATATTGATAAATTCAAAAATTTTCCTAAAAAAGATAATGGATTTATTGTATCGAGTGTGGAAATATTTAAAATTATCAAATTAGAATTTCCGGATAATCATAAAATTATTGATAAACCAAATGTAACTGAAATTTGGAATAAGTTATTCAATGATATAGAAAGAAATCCAGTGAGAGATAAAAAAGAGGTTGGTTTAATTAAAAGAATCATAGAAGGATCAAACTCAAAGTGGTGGTTTAATAAAAAAATATGCTCTTTAACTTTTGAAAATATGAATACATTAATGGAAACTAACTCAAAAAATCCACATATATATGATTTTCAAAAAGTTATTGATTTTATAAACCAATCAAAATCTCAACCAAAAATAAAGAAAAAAGCAGTTCAAGCAAAATCATCTATTTCAAGTTCGATTGTTGAAAAGAAACATATGATGTTAGATATAGGATCTATTATAGATAATATGAAAGATGGTGATTCAATTTGTATTGAATATACTAAAGGTTGTAATTCCGCCTCCAATGAATAATCCACTTTGCTGACGGATTAAACTCCCTACCAAATTTATTTTGATAGGGAGTTTTTTTTGTTTACTTTTTATTATTTAATGAAGAAATTTAAACTAATTTTTTCAGCAACTCTTGTTGGTTCTAGAGTTACATTAACATGAAATGTTTTAGTTTTTCTTTCATAGTCAGATGCTCCAACTTCAACACTGTAACTATATAAACCTCTTCTTGATTTGATTTGATCAAGAAATTGATTAATTCCGCCACTAACCTGCCCCCAAGTTATTTGATCATTTTGTTCAAATATAAAATATCTACAATATTGTTCAAGCGCTCTCTTACAATAAAGAACAAGCCTTACAATATTTAAATCCTGTAATGCACTTGGTCTTGCTTGAGATGTTAACTGACCCCAGTTAGTATAACCAGGATTAAACTTAACAATTGGATTCAATTGTTTTAAATACATTTGATCTCTTTGACCTAATCTTGGATTAAATCTAAGTTCTTTAATTGTATCAATTGAAGCTCTATTAAAACCAGCTGCAGCAAACCAAATTTCAGTTACATTATCATTTCTAGGTAATAGATATGACATATGATATATTGGTGAAAACCATACATCTTGACCTGTAAATGAATCATATACTTTATTATATTCTTCATATAATGCACAGAAATAATTATTAAAAGTATGAGTATTAAGACGTTTATTCATAGCGTTTGTGTATGATGAATTATCACCATTATCCATAATAGCTACACAATCACGTCTAGTTTGAACTAGTGTTGAAATACTTGTTTTAACATCAGATGGATAACCACAATCAAATACAAGAGAAAAGTAAATATTTTCTTGGTCTAATAAATCATCTACTGAAGAACTACCATCTTCAACGCTTGTTAATTGTCCAAGATAACCTTGAGCTAGCATTTGAGTAGCAACTATTGTATCTAACATACCAGATGAATCTAATAAACTTCCATCACTTCCTTTCTTTAAAGGAATAGGATCTGATGATGTAAATGCTGTTGCAACTGATGTAAATGCTTTTCTAATTACATAAGTAATTTCCCCAGTTATATCAAATAATGAAGTATCACCGATCCAATTTTGAGCGGCACCTAATACTCTGTCATTATAAATTTCAACTTCATCATCATCTGCGCCTAAAGCACCTAACCAACCTTGAAGTTTATTACCTCTTTGATCAGTTGCTTCTACACAAAATTGATACGGAAATGTACTAGTAGACCAATCAGTAAAATCTTGTTTAGTATCAGTTAAAGTTGCTGCACCTGAACTTTTTACAACATCAACAGTACCAATTTCTTTATCATACATTTTAATCAATGTATTATAACCACTCGACATTTCAGTATCACCATCAGTAGTCATCTCACATCTTAACATTGAAGAATAATTATTAAGAATATATTGAATCCAAATTGAATCTCCAGTGCTATCTTTAGCAATAGGATCAAAAGAAACTTCAAAAGATTCTACAATAACTTCACTACCATCTGATTGTTTTTCATAAATATCTAATACATAAATACCATCAAGCATTGGGTTAGCATGAGCTATTAATCTAATACTTAATGCATTATAGTACTCACCTCTACCTATTGGATAAAGAACACATAATGGAAATGTTGTTCCAGAATCAGCTAATGCTGTTCTTATTTCTAATTTAGAATTAATATCACTTGAATTAATATATTCATGTGATACAGTAGCAGTTGAATCAGTTGGCGCTAAATCTACATTAATTTTAATATTAGAAAATGATGCATCATCTGGCATACATCTAATATAAAATAAAGAACCTGATTCTCCTAAATAATTGTATGCGCAATAAGGACCTTGACCATAATTTTTTCCAAATTCAGTAATGTTAGGTTCACCAAATTCTGAAATAAATTCTGCTCTACCCCCAATAAATTTTAAAACGTTGTCTTCACCTTTTTTGGTTAAACCACAAATTAATCCAATAGTACTTGGAACAGCACCTACATAAGCGCTTAAATCAGTAATTGTAGTATATACACCTGGTGATATTGGACTTGCCATAATGTTTCCTCCCTTAACGGAGCAATATAAATACCAGTAAAATACTAATTGTCTAGTATCGTCTTTTACAATACTAGGAAATGTAACTATACTAAAAATATTAAATGGACCGCCATGTCCACCTACATCACTATTAGCAGTGAATAAACCAGCTTCACTCAAATTGAAACCGTTACCATGATCAACTGAAATTGTTGTAGTAATTTTTAATATTAACCATTTATCATCATTGATAGCATCTTGTTGAAATTCAACTGAATCGAATGGGTGTTTGTAATATTGGCCAGATCTTAAATCAGCACAATTTGAATCTGATGCATGTAATGGCACTTCGCTAGATAAACCTGTATCAGTATTAACAGGAGTATTTGGATTTAAAGGATCTCCAATAGGAGTTCCACCATTTCCAAGTCCAAACCATGCTAAAAATTCATCTTGTTCTGGTAAAATATTAGTATTTACAATATTACATAATCTTGATGCAATCCATTCTCTACCAACAAAAAGAACTAAATTACTCTTACCCACTTTCTTTTTATTGCCATCTTCATCTATAGAATAAATTTCTACAAAACCTTCTGGTTTTCTATCTTTGGTACCTACGCTATTAACTGAGTCTTGTATACATTTTTCACCATAGTTTTCATCAATATTAACAACTATAGTTTCTGGATCTCTTTTTTTATCTTCCATCTAATTAACTCCTTTATTGATTACTAACCTTACTCTACACTTTTTATTTTGTTCTTATTTTTTTATATGATTGGTGCTATTTATAAAAAATGTTGTACTATATATATTAATAACTAAGATAAGTAGAATTGTTTATTTTATTAATTAAAGGAGAAAAAAATGAATTTAAGTCAGGCTGAAATTAGAAATCAAATGGAAATTATATTAGCTGATATATCATTTGATAATTTTAGAATTAGAGATTTTAAAAAACACAAAATATGTACCATGAGCAATGGATCAATAAATAAATATATTAATGCTTCAATTGAAAATGGAACTATTGAAGTTGTTAGTGGAGAATTGGGTCAAACAAAAGAACCTAGAATTTTTAAATTAAAATCTATAAAGGAGGAAATTATTAATACTAACACTACTCAAGATATTACAGATATAATAAGTATAAGACAAATGGCTATAGAAGGTTTAAATCATTTTAAAGAAGAAAAATTTGATGCAAAAACATATTTTAATTTTCTTAAAGAACAATATCCTTCATCAGATTTTAAATACACATCTCTTCAAACAATACTTTCAAGATTGTCAATTGAGAATATAATAACAAGAGTTGGACTTGGTTTATATTCAACAAAACCAAATGCTGATAAAACTTTTAATAATGTTATTAAAAGAAATTTAAAAGAAACATTATCACAATTGGTAATGAGATTTGCAAAACAAAAATCAGTTGATACATTCACTAAGAAATATTTATTTGAATGCATTAATGATGGTACAGTACATAAAGCTTCGCTTGATTCGACTGTTTATAAATTAACTGCTGATAATAAACTTGATAAATTAATTCGTGGTGTATATCGTTTAAATAAACAATATACAGCAGACACAAAACCAACAATTAGTACTAAAGTTTTTAATCCTGAAACATGTCCAATTAAATATAAAATTTCTCAATATCAATATTGGAAAGTTAAAAGATATGTTCAAGGTGATACTTTAATTCTTTGTGGTCCTAATGTAGAAAAACATATAAAATTAACTAAAGATATTGTAAAAGATAATCATCAATTAAATTTGATTGATAATGATATTACAACATTTAAGATAATTGCTGATAAAATGGATAAAATTAAACAACCAAAAAATATAAATTATATGTTTGGTAGTGTTGCTGATGTATCTTTACATACCCCTTTTCAAGATTTAGATTTTTGTAGTACATGGATTGGAAAAGATCAACAAGAAAATGAAGCTGGACAAATATTGGGTAAGAGATTAATAATTCAATCTCAAATGAAATATCCAACATCAGCTATGTTATTTACTTTTTCATGTAGAAAATTTAAAAAATCTGATATTTTTAGATTTTTGAATAATATAATAAATAATTTGGGCGCTTTTTTGAATGGTTTTGATGGTATTAAAAATAGTTATGACATAGGTAAAAATATTCTATCAGAAAAACAAGATTGGGGTTATGGATATAGACATGATCCTGATTGGATTTTGAAAGGTAGAATAAAAGAACTAGATTTTTATACCTACCGGGATTCTGGTAATCATATGATGTCTTGTTTAATTATTTATAAGTAGACGGAAAATAAGGGACTCAGCAATTAAGTTGAGTCCCTTAGTCCATCTCTTATTTTTTTGTTTATTTTTTATACTTGTAAATTAGTACCACATTCTGGACAATACTTAGTACCATATCTTGATTTAGTTCCACATGTTGAACACTCTTTTTTTGTTGATACAAATATTGGAGTTTTAACAGGTTCAACTTTATCAGTACCCTTTAATCTAATAATAATAGTTCCATGGTCTTCTATAGTACCAATATAAGTTGAATTAAAATCTTGTTTCAATTCAGAACCAGGAACTGTTATACCTTCATCAACTTGAGGCGCCTCACTTGGTCCAAGACAATCCATTGTAACATTACTTGTAGCTACTGGGTCTGTTGATTCTGACATAACAGGTTTTGCTGTTCCACCAGTATTAAGACAACCGCCATATTTAACATTAGTATTACTATAAAAAGATCTATATACTGTTGGATAAGTAGGTGCTATCCAAGTTGTTGTATAACTTATTTGTCTTTCAAAACCAAATTTAACACGAATAAACCCATCATCAATTTTATCACCACGATGGTCTTGTATTTTTTTTGTTTTTTGAATAAATTTAAAAGCATTTTTGACTGCATTATCAACCATGACGCCTTTTAATTCAGTATCTTCATTGGCATCAATTACAAGTCTTCTTCCATCCAACACATCAGACCCATCAATAGAAACTTCTACAACCGCTCTTCTATTATCAAGATTTTTTAATAGGATAGAATACTCTGCTCCAAAAGGTAGGATAACATCATTATCCTTAGATGTTTCTCTAAGAATTTTGCCATTACATTTGATTACTGCTACGAACTTTTGATTATATACCATAATTTTCTCCTAAGCATACAGACTAGATGCTTCATGTTTAAAGTCTGTGGAAATAAGATGGACTATTTAAAATATGTTCTTATACAACAGTTAGATCAGAATCACAACTACTTGTAATAGATAATATAGCTGTTAATATCTCTGAAACTCCAGATCTTAATTCTACATTAACTATATTGCTATTTATATTACAAGTAGATTTCATACCAACATCTAAACGAGTATTATTACTAATAGTTGTTATAGTAATTGTTGCATTAATATTAATATCTAAATTAGCATTACATTCACTTATTATATTAGATATACCTGCTAAGTCAGCATCCATATAACCAATACAATTACTTGTTAAACTAATGTTAGTAGTTAATATTTCTTCTATTCCTGTACTTAAAATAGTAGTATAAATAAAACTAGTTGAAGTTGAAGTTGATTCTAATGAATTAATTAATATAGGTGCAATACAATCAGTAGTTATATTAACTGAGCTTGATAATTCTTCATTATCTCCAATAACTAATAATGAATCTATATTAGTATATGAATTAATTGAACTAGTTAATACATCACTATCTATATACATTTCAAATGAGTTATTGACCTCAGTTGAAGGATTGCAGTTACTTGATAATAATAATTCTTGTAATCCAAGATATAATGTAGAATCAACAACTGTTGTTGTATTATTTGTAGCTGATAATTCTTCTGGTTCACCTGTGACAATATCAGAATTTATATTAGAATTTATATCAATAGAACCTGTATATAATCCTAATGTTATTGATTGTTTATCTTCTTCATCAATAGCAGTATGCTCATCTAATGTTCCATCAAATACTAATTCGCTATTTGGTACTGATTCACCATAATTTTTATTAGTTGTAAGAGTATTAGAGAAATAAACTTTAATATCTTTAGCACCCTTATCTGTTTCTGTTCCAGCTGAATGATAATTATAAAAATCTATACCTTCAATTAAAATACCAATACCCATATTACAAATAATTCTTTGATGTGTTGGGTTATTTTGTGAAGTCCAATTATCAAATGTACCAACAAGAGTTGATGTATCATAGAATAATCTCCACACACTATCAGGACCTGGATCATCAGTTGAAGTAGCTAAAGCAATATAATCTTGACCTGGAATTCCAATATTATATTGATTACCATCTCTAGTAAACCTAATACCTTTTAATCCCACATTAGTTGAATCACCATGGTTATTTTCTATATCAATAACTATACAACGTGTTAAATATAAAGAATTAACAAATATTAAATCACTAATTGTATTAGAAATTATATTAGAAGTTGCAGATAATTGTTCTGTAACACCCAATACACTTAATGTAGTAGCATATACATTTAAAGATGATGCAGATATGCTTGTTAGTGATTTTAATCCTTTAGTAAATACAGCTTCAACATTTGATATAATATTAGCTGATGATTCTAATATTTCTATTAAACCAAGAGTTAATTCAGTTGGGTAAATAATAACCAATGGACATATTATCGCTGATAATAACTCAAATGTTCCATCATATAACAATGCATCACTTTCAGTATTAATAGAAATTGAAGAAGATAGATCTAATAGTATACCCATAAATATAGTAGCTTCAACATTTGAAATAATATTATTAGTTGTTGATAGTTCTTCTCCTTGACCAATAATTAATTCTGGATCATATGTTCTAACATATGCTGGATCAATCCATACAATACCAGTAGAATTTCTAAAATCTGGCATCTCTTCTCTTGGATCACTGCATACATGTATAGTTGCGCTTAACCATTCCCATTGTATATTACTAGTATTTGTAACATCTAAATCAACCAACATATCATAATTATCACCCACATCAAACCCTTGTGGAATTGGACCTATAACAGTTGTACAACTAGCAGATGCATTAAATGATACATAAATTGTAAAATTATCACTGATAATTGATTCGTCAGTTATTGTTATTTCTATTCTATGAAATGATGTATCTGATATATTAACATCATCAAAATCAGGCACTATACCTGGTATAAGTTCAACTGAATCAAGCCATTGAGTTTCAAAGTCAGCTTCTGTATCAAAATGACTACCATCATCAAATGTTCTACCATGAACATGTCTAGTCCATCCAACTCTATCCCTAAATGTTTGTTGTATTTCATATTCTACACTATCACAAATTCCACCAGAAGGATGATTTTTTAATAATTCTAATAAACATTTTTGAAGTCTTGGTAATATATCATGATAACCTCCAGAATCATATTTGAAATTTAAATATTCCATTGGTATATCATACCTCTCACCTACATCATATAACCATTCAACATTATTACATAAATTAGGTGGAAAAGGATTTGGTGGTTCTATTATTACTGGCGGTGAAGGAACATTATCAAAGAAATGACCTCTATCCCAACCCATATTATTTTCTAACCAATTATGTATAAATGTTTCTGGATCAATATTTGGTATCTGAGATGGTTCTGGACAATGACCATCATGAGGTCTTATATGATCATGATAAAATTGTTCAATAGATGGAAAGAAATAATCATCTAATATTACAGATTCGGTTAATGGATTTTTAATAGAAAATGCTGTATCCATAAAAGCTAATCTTGCTCTATATGGTTTAAAGAAGTTTATAATTTTTAATAATTCATCTCTAAAACCAAGACCAAGCATTGTAATAACTAAACTAGGTGATTTAGAATCAATATTTAATCTTATCCAATTATCTAATGTTCCAATTAAATATGTCATTAAATAATATTGATTGCCCATAGAAAACCATGAATCTATTAAATCTTTAAAATTTGAATTCATTGATTGTAATAATGGCTCAGCTGCGTTTAATGAATTTAAAAAATTTTGAGACATAGGTCTTGACCAAGTGTTAAATATTTCTTCTATTCTATTATCTCTATCATTTCTAGAATCTGGGCGTCTGATTAAAGTTTCATATATAGTAGTTAGCGCTGATAAATTATTAGCTAATGGTGGGTCACCAACATAAGTTATAGGTCCAGAATAACAATTATATCTTGTCATACTTGTTGCTACACCATAACCAAACATTTTCTCAAAACAATATATCATCCCAACATATATATGTAATATAGGTAATACTGTTCCTAAATTTTTAACAGGAACATTATATGGTAAATCTAATGAAGATGTATATCTATCAAATTGATCTTCAACAATTCTAAACATAATAGATAAAGAAATGTTTATTGAATATAATGCAAATATAGAACTTAATGAAAAATATGGACTTTTAGAAGGAAGATTGATCTTATTAGTTTGAATTAATTGTTCTATGTTTTCTTCTGTCTGTAGCCAATGAGGATCACCAAATCCAAAACTTTTAAATAACTCACTTAAGTGAGTATTTGGCATTTGATGAACATCAGATATGTGTTTTTGAGTTGTTGATATAGTTTTATGAGAAGAATACCAATCAATAAACATTTCTCTCAATCTAAGATAATCTTCTGAATTAAGATGAGATTGATCTAAAATATTTTCAAAAAATGAATTGGTAATTTCTTTTTCCGACGTCGCTAAAGTGGTAGTTAATTCACTAAGACGAAAATCAGTCGTTCCATCTTTTAAATATTTTAATATTCTCCAAAGGTCATCAATTGTAAACACTATCTAGCTCCTTTTTTGGGTTATCTCTAATTTATATTATGTTCCTTTTTTTGATACATGTTCAAAGATATTTTGAGTAAGATATGATTCATAACATGTTTCTATAAGACTTACTTGACATGAAAATAATGTTTTAGTATCAAACTTAGAATAATCACCTGTCAACTGCAATTCAATATAGATATAAATCATTTTAGATAATGTTGTATTTAAATTATCATAATCAATTCCAGTTAAAGTTGCATTATTAGGTTCTAATCTATACACTAATAATCTATCTAGCATAATTATATCATGTGATTGAATATCATATAAATTTTCATTATAATTTGAATCATCTATTGGATCTCCATCAGCTATATAATAATGAGCTGCATCAGGATTTAACATCATTCTTGTTTTAATAGCATCTGGCCAAGAATGTTTATCCTCAACTTCTTTATACATATATCTATATTTATTAGTATCATAATTATCATTAAATAATAATTCTATAAAAGATTCTTCATATATCTTACTTCTTGAAGGAAATGGCATTTGATGTTTGTTTAATGTGCTATGATTCACTATATATTCATCATACCAATATTGTAAATCAGCAGTAATTCTATATTTATGTTTATTGCGTCTATTTCTTTTTAATTTTTTACACTCTGTATGAGAAATAATAGAAATAGATGATTCTAAATATTCATTAACAATACCCATTTGAAGTGTTGGAGCTATAGTCAAACTAATAAAATTCAATGATGATTCAAGTATTTCATTTTCTCCAAGAAACATTGTATTGATATTACAAACATTACTCATTAACACAGTTCCAGTAAAATCTCTATCAATGCCCATACTTAATTTAACATTTGGTATAGCAGATTTAGCTGATATTAATACATTATATTCTATATCAATCCATAATGTATCAGAATTAGATTCAACAAATGGTGTTATACTTGATGATAAAATTTCTTGTAATCCAATAATTAAATCAGATGTTGTATAACTAGTTGTAATAACATTTGATGATGATAATTGAGCAGCTTCACCTATATTAATAAATGTATTGATAGTTGATTGAATATTTAAAGAACCCGATAGTATTTCAACAATGCCCCAACAATCTAAATCATAAATATTAATACTTGAAATAGATGTACCTTTTAATGATGTAGCATAACCAATATCTAAACTAGCAATACCATTAGTACTAAATGAAGTTGACCCAATTAATGGTTCTGGATTACCTAATATATATTCAACATTAACTGATGAATTAATATTAGAAGTTGCTGTTAATGATTCTAGTGAACCAACAATCATAGGTGTAGCATAAGTATTAGAGGTATTTAATAAGGTTGCAACTAAATCAATACTAATATATATGTTATCACTTAAACTCGTTATAGA